AAAGGGGTTATTAATGAAAGGCGTTAAGCATTATAAAAAAGATGGCACAGAGCACAAGGGGACATCACATAAAATGTCTGATGGAACTTTACATAGCAACAAAAGCCATACTAAAACTAGCGTAAAATTATTTCACTTTAAAGATTTATCGGCTACAGCCAAGAAAAAAACAAGGAAATAAAGATGCCAACTAAAAAAGGTCTATACGCAAATATCAACGCTAAGAAAAAACGCATCGCAGCAGGTAGCGGCGAGAAGATGAGAAAGGCTGGATCTAAAGGTGCTCCAACAAATAGCGCATTTAAAAAGGCAGCTAAGACAGCTAAGAAAGGCAAGAAGTAATGAGTACATTTATTGAGAGAGAAACGGAGAACGGTGTACACCAGGATTCTTACTTTACCAATGATGGTGGAGTCTATTCTGAGTTTAAGCAAGACATTACTCAGCTTTTAGAAGATAACAAGAACAAAAGAAACGCTACTAGCGATTGGGTTAAGTTTGACCCAAAACAGAATTACCATCAAGTTTTAGATTTATCTATGACCGATGTAATGAGAATAAAGAAAGAGCATGGAATAGATCTACTTGGCGAAAACGTAGACTATAAATATTTCTTTAAGCTCATTGAAACACACTACCCATACATGAAAACCACCACAGCGAGACTGTAATGGCTTTAACAACAAACGCAGATCTACAGGCAGCAGTTGCCGACTGGTTAAACAGATCAGACCTTAGCGCTCAAATTCCAGACTTCCTAGCGTTAGCGCAATTAAAAATAAACCGTCTATTATCAATTGTAGAGCAAGAGATTCTCGCAGAGATTACTCCTGTGTCACAAGCTACAACTTTGCCAGTAGGTACTAAGTTTGTTATTAGCGTATCAGATTCAAGAGGCCATAATCTTGAGCCTGTGTCTATGCAAGAGCTTCTAAGTTATGAAGCCGTTGGTGGCTCAGTAACTCGATACTCTATATCTGGAGACAAGATCTATTTAGCTCCAACTCCAGCAACAGACAACACAGAAAAGTACAGAATCCTGTACAGTGCAGACCGAGACTTAAACGGTGGTGATAATGGCCCCGTATTACTACAAGATATTTATTTAAACGCAGCCCTTCAAGAAGCTTACATCTACCTTAAGGATGATGGTCGAGTAAACTATTTTAAACAGATGGTTGACGAAGCTATTGCGGCTGTACAGGCAAGACGAGCCAAGCAAGGCATCGGAAGATCAAGAATCAAAGACGATAGCATACAAGCCAATGGAGGCCCGTTAGTCTAATGACTTCACAAATAATCCCAACAAATCCAACAGCCGGTTCGGCCAGTACATCTAGCGTTAGAGAAAACTTTAGAATTGCTGACGAAGAAATTACTAAGCTGCAAAGAACAAACATTGACGCTCAAGAGCTTACTGGCGGGCCTATAAGTTATTCTGTTACCTACCCTCTAGCTGAGTCAGTCTTTGAGTACGTTGATGGAATGCGTATAGCTGCAAGAGTTAACCAGACTAACAGCGCAAGCTCTGTTTTATCTTTGAGCGTTAACAGTTCAACATCAATTCTTCTAAAGAGTCTTGATGGTTCAGCTTTAGCTGCTGGAGATCTTGCAGCCGATCAGTATTATGAGTTTATATTAAACTCTCCAGGTGGCGGTGCTACACCTTACTTTGCGTGCGTAAACATTAATAAAAACTTTAAAGAGGTTAGTGTAGAAGGCATTACAGTTACTTCACCAGCATTAGGAAACACTGCTGGCGATGAAAGCATACAGGCTACATTTTCAACTGCAAACGCAAACGCTTCATACCTTAAAGTTCAAGATGAGCGATGGGAGAATGGTACTGACTGGTTTTCTGCAAGCAAGTTCCTACAGTTTGGAATTGATGCAAGTGATCATGCTTACATTGCATCAAGCACAGAGGCATCTGGACATAGTGGTATTGAGATAGGAACCCACGATGGCGCAGGAAATAGAGAAAAGTTTTTTGTTGGAGATGCTGATGGCGGCGCTTATCTTTTTTATGACAATGTTAAAAAGCTACAAACGGTATCGGATGGCATAGACGTAACAGGTGGTATTGCCGCAGACTACATCAACTTAAACGGCAACAATTCAAGTGATGTTGAAACTCCTATTACTGGCGATGTTCTTTGCAAAAGACTACGACTTGATGATCCAACCACCGGCCTTAACGATAATTTTACAATATTTACAGAAAACAATACCAGTGGTTCAGGCGGTGACGCAGGGTCTATGGTGCTATCGGCACAAGACAATACTGACGATAAGATTATCCTTAGAATGGGGAATCAAACTGCAGGTGTCCATGATACGGTTGACATTTTAACAGCAACGGCTACCGCCATTAGAATACCAGCAACTAAAAGGCTTCAGTTTGGCACTGAATCTTCTGGTTACTTAGAAATATTTGAAGGAAATGATGGTAAAGGTCATATTAAGCAAGTTGGAACTGGCGATCTTGTCATTTCAGCGACTGATGGCTACTTAAACGGTGACAGTAATAATCTTGCTTATTGGAGCGATAACCAAATAAAACTGAAGTATCAAAGTAGCGATAGATTTGCTACTGAATCTTTTGGAACAACAACTACTGGAATATCTAAAGCTGCAAACTTTCAATGTGATGTTGATCAAATAGTTGATGATACTACTTGGTCAGTTTTTTCTCGCAATGGCGGAAGCAATGCTCTTTATGTTCAGCAGGGAGGCTCGGCTAGCGCTATAGCATCATTCAGAAAAGGGTCTTTAAATGCCGGAGCAGGCACTGAAGTCCTTGGGGTTAGGTCTGGTGGTATAGTTGTTGGCGGGACGATTCAGGGCGAGCATATAGCAAACGATGGCACCGAAGGCTTTACCGGAACCGCATCAAACCCAACAAGCTTTACCATTAAAAACGGTCTAATTACAGCCGTATCTTAATCTTAATCTAGGAAGTCCAATGCCCTTTGAAACTGATAAAAGCGGCGGTTTTAAGATAGATGCTTCTGATCTTCTTAAGACCGGCGTGTACCCAGAAAGATTCGATAAACAGATTCCATTTTGGGAGACTGTTAACGGCGTTCAATACACTGAATTTGGTATGCGAAGAAAGGCTGGCCGAGAGCTTTTGCATGACTTTAAAGCAGGCCCTCAATACTCTGCAACTCCAATACGAGGCATTACAGCAACTAGAGAGTACGATACTAATGTCGCTTACGTTGGGGACTTAAAAAATATATATTCATACGTCCTAGAAGACCCTTTAGCTACTCCAGCAAACTCACCTTCTGTAAAAACGGTTGGGTCTGGGTACAATCTCTTAGTTAGTTCCGCAGGCACAACATGGGACTCTGGTGAAGCTTTACAAATAACAGAGGCTTTTGTACAGTTTGGCACATTAGTAATCAAAACTATTGCCAGCCACGGATTAACTAGCGGATCAGAGTTTAGCGTCCAAGGTCTTACAGGGTTTACTGGGTTTGATCCTAATGGTACTTATACCGCAGTATATCCAACAGGTGAAGCGAGTCAAAATTCTGAAAATACAATAATTACTCCTGTTCCTGGCCAAAGCAATGATACCTATACCGTTACAGGAGCTACTGTTGGTCTTGGTGAAACTCATTGGGATAACAGTACAACTACTTGGGATGGGTCATCAAATACTCCTGATCAATGGGACTTTGAGACGTTTGGCTCTTTTGTAGTTGGCGCTAAAGGCTCTACTCTGCCAGTAATAAAGAAGAACAACGTAACCTTTAATGACTTCCACAACAATAGGGTTAGCGGTGCTACAGTTACTATAAATGACGCTGGAGGTACTGGTTACACTATAGGTTCCACATTAACAACAACATCTCCAAACGGAGCGGGGATAACAGCAACCGTAACCAAAGTAAGTGGAGGTGGACTTGTTGACTTTGAAATTACTGATTGGGGCAACGATAGTTATGTGTCTGGCGATACAATTACTTTTGGTACAGCAACTGGCTCAGGTTCTGGAGCTACAGCAACAGTAACCGTTCCTAACATAGACTTTGATACGTTAGAGTGTTTCCATAAGCAAGGCCCTCACATGCTTGCGTTTAACTACACTAAAGGCACTGTAGACTACAGTACAAGCTTTGCATGGTGTAGCGCAGATAACCTAGATGATTGGGTAGGAACATCAACAAACACCGCTGGTAGCTTATTAATCCGTGAAGCAGAAACACCCATACGTTGCGTTTGTCAGTTAGGTAATGGTTTAGCGGTATACACAGAAAGTCAGATGTTTGTTGTTAACTATGTTGGCTTACCAAATATCTTTGGTTATCAAGTTGCACTAGAGGGCAATATAGGCGCAGTATCTCCAAACTCTGTTGTATCTGTTGGTCGTCAAAACTACGGCGTAACTAGAGATGGCTTCTTTGTTACTGATGGCGCTGCCATAAATATGATTGGCAATGATAGCGGAATAAACCAATTCTTCAGAGACAATATTTCTGAATCTGCTCTTGAGTTAATCTACGCGTTTGATAACTCCAAAGAAAACGAAGTTGTTTGGGCTATACCTTTTGGCTCTTCAGTTATAAGCAAAGAGTTTTATTATAACTATAAGACTGGGCAGTGGGGAATGAGAGATCAGTTTATCTCAGCTTACCTTGATAGAGGTGTATTTCAGCACGCTTTGTCTGGCGACAACATAGGTCCC